AAATCATTATTAGGAGAAGTACTTTCCCTAATCCCGAAATCTAAGCTTGTGCCCTCAGCGGTTGATGTTGTAAAGTTAGCGTCGAACAGACCACCTATCGTTGTTGATATTCCAGTATCAAATATTTGAGAGGTATAGGTTCCAGTTTCATATCTTGCTTCAGAATTTATTTGTTTTACATATACACCTATTCCATCTAATACCCCACGATAAGAACTCATATAGATCGCGATATTGCTTGATGTTAAAATGGAATAATTCGGCATAATAGTAGAAATATATAATGAGCAAGAATCATCTTCAATGGTTATGGTATTTGTACTAAATGTTATTTCTATGTTATCACATTGAAGATTGCTTTGATACCCACTTAATATACTTTCACCGACATTAGAGTCTGTTCCCAATATAACAACACTTCCATTAGTATATTGATTTAATTTAATACTTCTTGTTTGGGTGAATCCTACCATTTTATTATCTAGATTTATAGAATAAGCTGTTATTCCTGATAGTGAATCTGTAGATGCTATAAAATATATTTCAATAACCCCCTGAACGAGAGGGGATGCGCCAGAATTTACAGATATATTATTTTGTAAATCCAAAGTTATTTTACTTGGGACGATTGATAATGAGTTTGTAGTAGTTAGGACACCAGAAGTAAACCCACCTGTTGACAGATATACATGCCTTAACCAATTTGAAACAAAAGCAAAAGAATCTTCTCCTTCTGTGAATGTCCATGTTGGATTTGTAGTATAATTACCATTTTCAAAACCATCCTCTACACTTGTAAATGTAGATAGCACTAACGAATTTTCATAATTAGAATTAGTAGTAGAAACATCAACTAAAGTTCCCTCATCAAATTCATAATCTTGAGTTTCGGTTACTGTGAAAGTTGCCGGAACGATACTTGCTGGACTAATTGTAGCGGATATTTCATTTCCTAAGGTCCCCTCTTCCCACTCAGCTTGAGAAGAATATAATTTAAGCCTCAGCAATGCTGTATTATTTATGATCGTATCGAAAATATCTTTATTCCCATCAGAAATACGATTAAAAGTTTGCCCGGTAGCTTCTTCAACACCACGGCGCGACATCCAATATAATTTTCCGTCTTTTTCTTGAACTGATTTATCTTCTATACAGCCGACTTCCCGGGAAATTTGCCGGGTAGCAAAATCCTTATAACCAAAACCATAAATACCCCACGTTTCATCTTCGGTCCAAGCCCAGAGAATATCTTTATATCCTGCGTATAGACAAGTAATAGGTTTTCCATTTATTCCACCGATAGGCAAATTAATAGGGGAAGTATTTAAAGTAGGCCCGATAGTCCATTCAGTGCCATCTAAATTTTCAGACATATATATATTTGACAGTTCGCCGGATTTCCCAGCGATTATAATTCGATTCCTATAAGACTCTATCAACCCGCCAAGAGGAGCTTCGGTTACAGTGCTTGTACTGGACCCATCCCAATTAGCAACAGAGTCAGTGCCATTTGTGAACCATATTTTGCCAGATAGAGTAGTCGCATCCATATCAGACACACTTGAAAACCCATTAAGTCCGGGTATAGCTTCGAATTCGCCATCAGTAGTTGCTTGATAAATCGTTTCGCTTGAAAGTGCCAGAAGATATCTTGTACCGTCATCGGAAGTAAACGGCCAAAGCCCGCGAACAGATTGTGAATCCGGGAATACACTCGAATTAAATTGAGAATACCCTTTGCGCCGAGTTATGCCACCCTCAACATCGAAGTATACATTTTCAGCCCATTGAACAGAATTTTCCGGAATTAAAGCAGGACTATATCGGGTAACAACACCTTGACTAAAATTTGGAATAGGGTACGCCTCAATAGCCGGAGTTTGGGCTTTAAGAAATGAAGGGGTTAAAAGTAGGCATAAAATTATTAGTCTCATAATCCTTATTTTGGTGACATATTAATATTCGGCATATAGGAAGGGCGCGCTTTACATGACCTTCCAAAAACTTCTTTAAGATACATATATCTTTGCATATACCGATCACCGACAGTCACAGAACCATCAATATAAAGCATTTGCGCAGCAGCGTAATATGAAAGCATACAATGAAATGAAGTAAATTCGGTTATTCCATTAAAAGGGGTTGATGTTAAAGTCATTGTATCAGCCCGGGAAAAATACTCAATCTTAATCGTAGTTATAGAACTTACTGAATCGGGAACGGGATAAAAAGCTATTTTTGTACGACTTGAAAAATTTATATAAAAATTCATTGGAGTCCCGGTTACAGTCTCCCACTCAGAAGAAAGTTTGTCAAGTTTCTCTGGGCTTTTTTCGTCAAGTTTCATGCTATCAGATAAAAGACGTTTAACACTTATAAAAGAATCAGTTAACGCATAATAAGTAGTCCCTGAAACTGTATCGAATGAATATTCTTTCTCGATACAAAACGTTGTTGAAATTGCATCACCTTGTGCTTCATTAAGAAAATTTAAAATCTGGGCATCAGAAAACCGCACCCGACCAAGCGAGGAGGGATCTCTCGCTAAAAGCCGGGTGTCAGTCACTAAGGTTGATGCAGTCTTTGAGGAGCATGGAACAGAGGTCGCAATTAAAATAAAAAATAGGAAAAGTCTCATATACCCTCTAGTCGTCAGTAGCAATATCCTTACTATCGCGCCTCTTTTCTCCGAACAAAGTGAAGTCGGCAGAAGAAGCGTCTTCTACTCTTCCGTATAAAGCAGCTTGACTATAATCTTCGTAATAATATCTTTGTGTGCCTAATTTTTGGCCGTTAGATGATATACTGCATACTGTAGAAACAGTTGATGTGGTTGACAAACACACAATAGTATTTAAAGTGGTAGAGGTAGCCTCGATAATAGAATACCGCCTATTTTCATCCTCATCAAGAATTTGAGTCCAAGAATTTGAATCGACCGATATAGCGAAAGGGATACGCTCATTGCCATGGTTTTGACTTACTCTTTTTACATAAATATTATTTTTAGGAGCAGCATTGCATATTCCGCAGAATATCATTAGAAAAAATATTAGAAATAAATTTTTTATCATTTTTAGCCTTACTCTTTACAAGTAACTCCGACATTTGTTATAGGATTAGTAGATTGATAAACTAATGCGCCAGCAACAGCAGCAGTACCAACGCAGATACACCCACGAGTTGTATTATACACTTGCTCACCAATAGCTGGAACATAAGCAGCAAGAGCAGTAGAAGACAATAACACAGGAGTAAACACAGAACTACCCATGGTAATAGTCGTTCCTGTTAATGCTCCTATGACAGCAGCATCAGCAGCTAAAGAATCAGCATTTAAAGTGCCATCAAAATATCCATTTTTAAACTCTAAAGACGGTGATCCTAAATCAGCAGCATTATCAGTCGTTGGAATTATATCACCATCGGAGTTTACACAAATTTCAACCCCACTAGCGCCAACACATAGCGCATCTGGATTTGTAGGCATATCACCTGTAATCCGAGCGAGTATAAGTCCATTATAAAATCCAACTGCAAGTATAATAAAAAGAAAGAGACCTAAAAATTTAAATATTTTTTGCATTACTTTTTCCTCCGATAATTATCAATGTTTCGTATTTCCCTATTTGTCGGATCGAGAACTCCGGCGGCGCGTTTTAACTGTTCGCACATTTTATTAAACATTGGATTTGATAATTCCTCTTTATAACATTTATCAACTGCTGCTCGATACTCTTGGTTTTTTGTGGGATCAAGCTTAGGCCATTTCCCTTTTTCTGCTATTGTAAGAGCATGCTTCGCAATATATGCCTTAGCTTGATTAAACTCTTTGAGGGCTGTATTTTTTTCCTTTTCACTTCCTTCTCGTGGAGCAAACGCTGCTAAAGCCCTTTTTTTAGTTGCAAGCTGTTGTTCGAGTTGAGCGATATCAATTCCGCCTGCTTCGAAACTTGTAATTCCCTTTGAATCAGTTGAACCTTTTTTTAAACCATTTAAATACACTTGGTCTCGATTAATTTCCTGCTGCCTTTCTTCAACCGCAGCAGGTGATATAGGTACAATTTTTCTACGTGAAACTTTACCACTTTTCCTTACAGCCATATTATCCCTCCGTCTGTGTTTTTTTACTTAAAGTACATTGTGTCCAAAAATAGGTCTCCAATCAGGAGAACTTACATTACAAGACATATAACCTGCATGTTTTGAAGTAAGCGTATCAATATCACCAGCATAAAAGAACTCAACAGGACTCCATTGATAGTACTTGAAATAATCCTTCATTAAGTTTTTGGTGCCCATGAACCAATTATCATCATCAGTAAGCCAGTTATGCCATACAATAAGCTCATAACGGCCTTTATGGACGTTAGGGTTATTGTTCGCAGTATTAACCTGTTTAACAGAAGAGATTAATTCAAGACCGGCATCTTCATTTCCAGTAGCAACAATAAGAGTATCTGGAAAATCAAGAGCAATATTATCGCGGTTTGTTTTATACTTTATCATTAACCTACGAGTAGCAGCAACTGAGGCAGGAGAAAATGAGGAAGAACCTGCATTACTCTGACTTGATCCACCAACGTCGGAAGTATGTGTAGCATTACATAAAGAAACAGCATCAGCTGTGAGTGTAGTGCTAAACGCATTATTAAGGAAACCTGCTCCAATAGATTCTTTTTTTGCGCGGAATCTATCAGCTAAAGCGGCAGCAGATCTTTTAGCAACGCCATATAAATCGTTTCTTCGGAATTTTTTTGTTATTTTAATACCGAGAGAATATTCAATTTCCTCAACAGTCTTCTTATATGATTGTTTACTTTCATCATAATAGATTTGACCGTCGTATACTTGAACACCGCCAAGATCACCAAGCATTAACTCAGTAACAATAGCTTGATCCGGAGTTTCCACATCAAAAAGAGCTGGTATCATGGAACTAAACTGTCCATATCTTACTGCAAAAATCTGAGAGAGATTTTTTTGTACAACATCTGGGTGATTAGCTTGTGTTAAAGCGGGCATATAAGCCTCCTATTATCTATTGGTGCAAATTCCTACATACTACCGATTAATAACTATTAATCGATAGGTGCTATAAAAGTGTTGACCGGCATTACAAGACTTCTGAATACCGGGTGTAAACCATCCAACTGTAAATTATGATGTTTACCGGGATCAAGATCAATCCAGCTTTCAGTACCGTCATATCTCATTTGGTTTCTTATGATTCTAGCCGTCCACGTTCCAGCAGCGGCATCAGTACCAAATTTATCCATTGTTGCAGTCAAGTGATGTAAACCATGACCTATGGGTGGAATTTTAACTAAAGTGGTATCCGCAGCAACGAATAACGTAGTAAGCGCCGATTTAAGCCACAAATCAGTAGCATCATCATATTTAATGAAAGCGAGTTGACCTACACCGGTACCGCTATAAGCGTATACCCAGCCACCAGAAAGATGATCTTCGATTGCAGTAATGGTTATTTGAGTCGTGCCTGTTACAGTAGTAATAGCCATTGTGTCGGATAATGAATATTCACATGCAACAACACAACCAGGACAAAAAGGTTCAACTTCTTTCATAACATGATCTGCGCCAGTATAGACATCAGAATCACCATCTTCTGAGAAATTATGTTTAGCAACAAGAAGTCCGTACGCATCAGCGCCAGATTCGTCGGCAAGAACAGCACTACCATAAGTATCAGCGCCGCTTCCACTTTCAACTGTGCCGGGAACGAGCATAGCTCCTGCATTTATATCGACACCTAAACCGTCGATGGGTAATTTTATTAATCCTAAAGGAGAGCTTATAATTTTCATACACACCTCATAAGTAATTCAGATCAAGGTGAGTATTCAGGTTGGATAAAATTTAATTTTTTCAGGTTGGATTAATCAAGGTGGATACTTCTACATATACTGTATACTACTTTTTGCAACATGTCAAGTCTTTTTTACAAAATTCTTACTTCCACATAAAGGACACCCAGCGCCTTTCTTTACAGAACTTTCACCTACACCGTCGGTAACTGTAATATTTCCTAATCCACCATTTCCGGTTAATGTTCCACCGGAATGATCAGTTCTATTTATATCAACAGGATATCCGCACTGCGCGCACTTATAAATTAATTTAGAGCTTTTACCACCATGTCCTTCTCCTGTTTTTCGGCTATTTGGCCGCGCGTTTCCACTACCAGCCGTAGGAGAAGGATACATTTGTTTTTCATTAAGTTGTTTGGGGTTAAATTTCATTTTAATCGAATGATGGAGCCTCATCATAATCATTTGGAATTTTTACATTATTGGGGCCCCGGTCATTAGACTGAACTTTATTCCATTCTTTTTTATCGATTACTCCACCGACATGGATTTTTTCACCATTCTTAGAAACATAATCGCCATCTTCTATCTCGCCTTTTTTAGCACCGGTATTTTTAAGATCATCATCGTAAGAAATATCGTCAGAATCTAAATTAGGAGCTTTTTTATCTTTAGGTTTAGGAGTTTTAGTGAACCCGTATTTTCCCTTGGCATAATAAATAGCATTTTGCATATGTTCTTTTAAATCGCCAATTTTTTGATTACTTGGAAGTGTAGCAAGATATTCTTTCATTCCTGTTTTAAGTTTTCCAAGCCGGGGGTCTTTTTCGACTTCATCTTGAATAGCATCCCGGACATTTTGTCGAGCTTCTGTATCATCTTGTCTTTTATTTATTTCCCAAGATCTATACTCGGATTTAATAGTTGCTCGATCTTTTTTTGTTTGAAGCTCAAGATTTATCCATTGTTCCTCAGTAAAGTTATCCATTGATGCAGCAGTCATCGGAGCGGATGTAGAAGTTTTTGGTTTTTCAAGTTCAGCTATTTTATCTTTTAACTTGATATTTTCAAGTTCAGCCTCAGTAGGTTCTTCAGAAGTTTCATCGTCACCTGGAGTTTCATCGTCTATCACTTCACTATCGGTAGGATCAGCAGCATTTGCAGGATCCGGTTCTCCATCCCTAAGTATTCTAAATAACTTGTGCATGTTTTCCCTCCTTGGGTTTATTAATTAGTTTTTTTATTTCATTATTATTATAAGCAATCTCCTCATTAAGTTCATTAATTCTTTTTTGAGAAGCAATAATATTATTTTTTATTCCTCTAAGTGTAAGGGCAGTTCTTGCATTGGACCTTAACATAACCTGCTCTTTTTGCGCATCAGGAATTTCTTTAGTTTGTAAAATTGCAGTATTAATTTTATTTAACGCTTCAATTACACTATCAAACTCACCAATAAGGACTTTATTAGTTTTTAACTTGCTAAGTTCTTGTAACTCTTTAATTCTCTTATGTTTATACTTAATATCAGCTTTGATTTTTACAACCTTTGTTAAGTTTTGCTTAATTTCCATTATCCCTCCTAATTAGTTTGTTGCGATGTTTTTTGAACTATGGGTTTTTTTACTAAATATGAATCTCCATTTGGAAGACGTGCAGCATTAATATAATCATTCCATAAAATTCTTAATATATCAGGATCAGCTTTGAAAGGTAATCCGGCAAATAACACAGCACTTTTTGCGACATTAGCAATTCGAGACATTTCAACTTCTGGTGATAAGGGGACTGTAACAGCTTTAAGCCTAAATTGTACCATTTCACTTACAAGTAGGGAAGTATCAATTTCATCATCTTCGCCATCTTGATTTATAAATTGTATTTTTGATTTATAATTTTGGCGCAATAAAGCATTATTTAATAATGTAATATCATTAACACTGCGTTTCCAAACATTAACGATATCAATTACCCTGTAATCAGAACGTTGTAATAGCATAGCGGTTTTATTGCCGGGAGCAGTAGGATCACTCATACTTTCCTGTCCCGACATACCAGCAGAAGGACCAATAAGCCCTTCTATAAATCTTATCGTATACTCTTCATCTTTATAATCAGTATTATCAAGATTTTGAATAATAAATTGTCTAGGAACCTGTCCAGCCTCAAATAAGCCATCTGGAACATACAAAGTAGATCCGGGTTCAAATTCATATAGATCACCAAGCTTGTCTTTCATGCTATCTGGAGCGATTAAAGTAATTTGTGATGTAAGTCTACGTTTATTTGACCTATCACGATGTAAAGCATTAAGCTCGCCAAAAAGATCTTTCCCATCATTTAATAAAGAAATTCCAAGCAATCGTCCATCGCGACCAAGAAACTTAAAAGGGACAATACATGGAATATTGCGTCGCACATTATATTTTTCAACACGAATAATTTTTCTTTTCTCAGGCCAATAGACTACTTTATAATATTCGGGTCGCATATCATTATTAAGATCAGCTTTAACTATAATTCGCGCAAATTTATAAGCTTCTTTATAGTCCCCGGAAATTCCTTCAATTTCGTCCCAAGATTGATCCCACTCATCCTCGTAAGTTGTATCACTAGATTTAGAAACAATATCTTCGATAGCTTCTTTAATATAATACCCGAGTTTTTCTCTTTCAAGAAACTTTAGGCGGGTTTCTTTGTACATATATCCATATGCGCTGAGATCTTTAATTTTATCTGGGAAAAAAGGATAGAATATAAAATTGTGAAGAGGGATAAGAGTATATTTAGGTCCGTTTTTTGAAACAAAATCTATTTCATATTCAACTCTTACCTCTGGCGGTTCACTTCCTTCTTGATTAGGTTCATTTAATAAAGAGATTATTTCATCGTATTTTTCTTCGCTTATTTTAGCAGTTTCGTAATCGGGATAATCAGCTTGAAAAACATTTAAATTTGTATATACCTCACAATCAACGCCTGTTTGAACTTCTCTTGAATATTCGCCATAAATAAGTGCAGTACCATCCCTAAAACAAGGTAGATCAGTATCTTTTAAAATATCTTCTAGATTAGATAATTCTGAAATAGTCCAGTTTTCAGCAGCTTCTATTTTATTTCGAGTTTGGTTTTCTATTTCACTTCCAGGGCTTAATTTAGCAACAATAAGTTGTTTCCCGGAAAAGATAGTTCTACGAAAATTTGAGCTTAAAGACCTATGTTTTTCAGCAGGTATTCTTAAATCAATTTGTGAAGAAGCATCTTCGCCAAAAGGAAAATCTGTTTTATCAAGATTTCCTTCCATTAATTTATTTAAATCTTTAAGATTACTACGAAGTGAGCCAGTCCCTTCTTCCCATGCGTCAAAATACTGTGCAACAATTCTTTGAAGTTTTTTTAGTTTTTTTTGTGGTAGAAAATGTTTAGAAGATTTATGTGCTTCTTCAATTTCTTCAACATCTTGTTGAATTTTTTTTATTTTATTATTATTTGGTGGATCGAGAAAAAATAAAGGCATTTTTATTTTCCAAATTTTATACTTTTTACTTCAAGTCGGATTTCGGGTTTATTTTCGTCTATTTTTTCATACCCTCGAACAATAAACTTAATTATAGCTGTCCCAGTTGAACCGAGTTTTACTACAGTATTTGTTTTAACTCGAAGAGAGGGGTAATGTACTTCCTTTTTTTTAGGAACACTTACTTCACCCCAATCCTCGCCGAGATCTATAAACTTTCCGTTTTTGTCGATGTTCATTTTACTTTAGGAGTTTTGAAAGATTTTTTGATTGGTGAATCTGATGATTTAATACCTTTTGAACCATCAATACCTTTTCCGGGTTGAATACCAGCTTGAGGATTTTCTTCAACAGGTCCGCCAAGACCTTTTTCATTACTGGTATACTTTAATTCTGAACCGGCTTTCCCGCCGGAATTTCTTTTTCCGAAATTTGCTTTCATAATTTACCCCAGTTTTTTATATTTTTTATTCCGTTCGCAAGAGTGAACTTTTCAGCGTCTTCTTTTTGTTTTATTTTTTTCCGTAAACCTGCTTGAAACCAGTCCATTATGAATATTGTAATTTCAGCACAAAACCCACGGGCGAACGTAGGATGTAAGGAATTAGGAATTGTGATAATAACAATATCTTTTTTTTTTGACATTGAAATAGTAGGAGCTTTTGTATTAACTGGAATTTCCATAACTTCGATTTTTTTAACTTCTGGTTTTTCTTTGGTTTCATTCATGTATATATTAAAGCCTTTTTTTTATTACTTGTCAATAGTAAAGAAATCCCCCGCTCGGTTAAATAAGCGGGGGACTTTATATATACACGAATTTATAAGTTTTAGTTTTTTTTAATAGTTACCTCCAGACCCTTCAGGGATAGACTCTTGTTTTACTGGTATATCTACGACAAGAGCTTCAGTTGTAAGAAGAGTTCCTGCGATGGATGCGGCGTTTTCAAGAGCTATCCTTGTTACTTTTACAGGATCTATGATACCTGCTTCAAAAACATCTACATACGTATTATTATCGGCGTTAAACCCAGTATTAATTACAGAATTCCTTACTTCATTAATTACGATAGAGCCATCTTGACCGGCATTTTCAGCGATTATACGAAGTGGAGCAAACACAGCATTTCTTACAATGTTGACGCCAGTTTGTTCATCAGGAGTAATACACGCTTTTAAATCATCAAGAACATATGCAGCACGGATTAAAGCAACACCGCCACCTTGAACTATACCTTCTTTCTCAGCAGCAATAGTAGCATTTCTTGCATCCTCAACTTTTGATTTTTTTGCTTTCATTTCGGTTTCTGTTGCCGCGCCTACTTTTATTACAGCGACTCCGCCCGAGAGTTTAGCAAGTCTTTCTTGGAATTTTTCAATATCATAATCGGAAGTAGAATCGCTAATTTGTGTTTTAATTTGACTAATTCTTTTTTTAATTAATTCTTTATCCCCTGTAGAAGAAACTATAGTTGAATTATCTTTAGATATAGTAACGCTATCAGCTAAACCAAGTTGGTCGATCTGAACGTCTTTGACATCCATACCTTTATCTTTTGTTATAACTTCGGCCCCGGTAAGAGCTGCAATATCTTCGAGAGTTTCTTTTCTTCTATCACCATACCCAGGAGCTTTAATAGCGCAACATTGTATTTGCTGGCGAAGTTTATTTATAACAAGAGTAGCAAGTGCCTGTCCTGTAATATCCTCAGCAATTACGAGTAAACTTTTTTGCTCAGCTGAAATTTTTTGAAGGATAGGAAGAATATCCTCTATTGAAGAAATAACTTTATCAGATATTAAAACATAGCAATCTTTTAATACACACTCCATTTTTTCGGGGTTTGTTGCGAAATAAGGAGATAAATAACCTCTTGCGAATTGCATACCTTCAACAATTTCTAATTCAGTTTCAGCAGTTTTACCTTCCTCAACAGTTATAACGCCTTCCGGTCCGATTTTTTCCATAGCATCAGCGATTAATTTACCAATATGGGGATCATTAGAAGATATTGTAGCTATTTGGGCTTTTAATTCGCTGTTATCTACTGGCTTAGCCATACACTTTAATTCTTTGACTATTTCTTTAACAGCATAATCTATTCCTTTTTTTAAGTGCGTGGGATTCGCGCCTGCTGTGATATTTTTGAGTCCTTCTGCGTAGATAGCCTGTGTGAGAATAGTGGCCGTAGTAGTACCGTCACCAGCTATGTCATTTGTTTTAGAGGCAGCTTCCCGTACAAGTTGAGCTCCCATATTTTCATATGGATCTTTAAGTTCGATTTCCCTGGCTATTGTTACGCCGTCATCGATAATTGTAGGAGAACCGTACTGTCTACTGAGAATAACTGTTTTGCCTTTAGGTCCTAATGTTACTTTAACAGCATTTGCCAATTTATCGACTCCGGCTTTAAGATGCTGTCTTCCTTCTTCTGAATACGCTATTTGCTTTATCATGCTCCCTCCATTTAATTTATTGTATCATTTTTTTTAATTAAATCATTTAAATTATTTACTTGAATTTTTAGAGCACTAAGTATTGCTACCTTTGTAATTTTAACATCAAATAACTCTTTATTATATTCAGCTAAAAGTTTATCCCTCTTCGCTATTTCATCGTGATAGACTTGTGATTTATCGGCTAATTCTTTTTGAAGTTTTTCTATACCTTCAATTAATTCTTGCCGCTCGTTATCTAAAAAAATCTTTTCGGCTTCTGTCTCTGAAATAAATTTATGTTTAGTTTTTTCTTTTAGAAGTTCAGCAGTAAGATTAGATATTCTTTCATTAGCTGTTAAACAGTTGAACTCATTTCGCTTTTCAGAATCTTGTATAATCTTAAGTAAATCAAGACAGCAAGATGTTAATTGTAAAATTTCTACACACTCACGACTTCGAAATTCGTGCTTAGTTTTTTCTCCTTCTTTAATAAGCTTCTCGCACATATATTTTATTGCGACAGTATCTACAGCAGTTTGTCCGCCAATATAATCCCTCTCTTTTTGTACTTCCATTTCGTTAGGAAGCAACTCTTTAATTTTTTCTATATTTATATTATCACTATCGGAAGCTATCATATTATCCCTCTATTCACTCATATATTTTAAAGCTTTACTTTCTGCTTGCTTTTTTGTTTTGCCGTTAAAATGATTTTCACTATCAGTAGAACGATGCCGGAGTATTGTAGTATACCCATTCATTGTTTTTATGGTTTCACTGTAATAGAATATATTATCTTTTAATTTTTTAGTTTTAGATTTATTTCCAGAGTTTAATTTTACTACGGATTTTTTTTTGTCGCGGATTTCTTTTGAGTATTTAAGAAAATCATCTACAACTTTTAATTGAAGGGGAGTATACTCTTCATAGTTAAATCTTTTTACATGATCTAAGGCGAAAATTAAATCGTTTATCTTTTCCATATTCCCTCGTTTTTTATTATAGCATTAAACTACTTGATTATTACGTTTCTTTATTTTAGCATTTACTCGTTTAAGAATCTCACGTAATGGTTTCCGGGTAACTTTTGCAAGCATGTCATCTGTAAATGCAGTCATATTTAAAATGTAACAAGCAATAGAAAGATCTATAACAGTATCATCATGACATCCGCTATCTGCTTCAAGTTTACCATTCTTTGCTTTTACGAATGTTTTAATTTCATCTATCGTAATAGGAGAATTTATTACAACAGTGCTTTCTTGTAAAGCGGTACGAGCTGCGCTAATAATTACCGGGCGAGTCTTTGCAGTAGTCCTCCATGGTTTTTGTTCGATATGCCATAGTTTAGGATATTCTAAGGCTTGTAATTTAGCGTAAGCGACGTTTCCTGGAGTATTTGTTTCCGGCGCTAATGTTGCCCAGTTATAATAACAACCGAGATCGTACATTGCTTGCCCACCTTCTGTTGGATCTATACACCCATGCCAATGCGCGACTTGCTCCCATGAAAAAACATCCCATACTGACATACTTGTTAAATCAGCGCCAACTATTCCTTCTGCAAAATCACCTGTAACAAGATATGCTTGATCCCGGCCTTTAATATCGTTTGGAGTACGCCAGATTGTAAGATTACCAGTAGGACTTGCATCTATTGTTATTTTATTACCAGTATTTTTTAAATTGCATATCCATTTATGCGGGCGCATGTTATCTTCTTGTCTTTTAATATCAGGCCATTGAAATACTTTTGCTCCGCTCGTAAGAAAAGCTTCTGCTTCGTTAGCGGGATATTCTTGAGGAAAATCATACTGATTTATCATACTTCCTTTTTTCTGACGAGCCCACCGTAATTGTCCATATGAAAGATTTAAAGATTTTTTTATAGCTGTCTCGTGTGGTTCTAATTCGAAAGGAGTATTATCAGGACTACAATATTGAGGGTCGTCTTGCCAACCATAAAAATGCTTTTTGAAATTATTCTTTGCTTTCCAAAACTTATGTCCATCATTACCGGACCCATTAGCGGTAGATTCAAGAATACACCATCCGCCATTTCTCATAGCTTCTTGAACACCGGTTAAGATTCCAAATTTAGGATAGAAGAGATACTCAGAACAATGTAAATGAGTTATATCATCACCACGACCAAAAGCTTTTTGTCCAGCAGTTCCAATCCATAGGTTAGAATTAGTTTCCGGGAAACTATAACCTTGTTTAGAATCAGTGCCAAGTGTTATATCGATTGTACAGCTTTTAATATAATAGTCCACACGCTCTAATAGTCTTTTTGTGGCCCCATCCTCTTCGCTCATTATAACAGCCTTTGTATTCTTTTTGAAAAGACAAGCATGTAGCCATATAGCGGCAATAACTGAAGAGAAGCCTTCTTTACGGGCTTTAAGAATAGCATCGAGAAATAAGAGAGATTTACCGATTATAGTGCCTTTAGAGCGCTCTTCGTAAAATCGATTTTGGTTTGAATTGAAAATAAAAGGAACATCGCAGGAATCTTTATCTATAATTGAAAGACATGATTCAATAAAGAATTTTGGATCTTCTAATTTTTTAAGATATTCGTCTACTTCTGAGTCTTTATTTTCCACGAGTAGACCTCGATGATAAGCTCAGTGATTTTATTGCGGAGTTGTGAGTTTATAGGATGGACTACATCTTCCCATTCTCCATGTATATTTTTCCTATTAGGCATACATATTATAATTTTATTATCTGGGTTTCGTACAATTCGAATTTTATTTATTTTTAGAGTTCTATCGAAAACAACATCACAGTATCCGCAGAAGTTTCCCCTTTGAGACCCATGAAAATAAATAGCTGTTATTTTCATTCGGGTTTTATTTCCTCATACTTAATTGCTTTATTCATAAGAGTATGAATAACTATACCATCTTTATTTCTTAAACAAGTACATTCTTTTTCTTTAACGTCCATAACATCGTAAAAGACTTCTCTGATAGGATCTAATGTGTTTCCATCATGATTACATAAATAATTTACTATGATCTTTGTCTTTGCCATTTTACCTCCGGATGGCTGGGTGAGCCTATGTAACCAAACAGTCGGAATCTCACCCGAGCCTATGAATGCAATTTTTTTACTTAACTATCGAAACTTATTCTTTTTCCTGTACCGCATGTTAACGTAGCACCTACAACTCTTGTTTTTGGAGGTGATAATTTAATATCTTCATAGTGAGGGCATTTATTATTACAGTGTTTGAATCCTTCGAAGGGACATTTAACAAGCTCTCCATCTCTTAGAAGTATACCAGCTTCACTAACGCTCCACCCTTTTTTAATTTCAGGCGCCTTAGCGGCGGGCTTAACAACTTCATCTTTTGTTTTAGCTTCATTAAACGAAGATGCTTCATCAATTATGGGTTTTGCGCGTTTAACTCTATTTACTTTCTTGGGAGCTGCTTTCTTTTTGCTTACTGATTTCTTTCTTGTCTTTCTTTTGGCCATTTTTTTTATCCTTTATTTGATTTCCGTTTTGGAAATTTACATTTTTTAAAGCGAAAGCTAAATCACATGCAATATTTTCATACTCTTTATGATTGAAACTGAATAATAATTCATAAGGTAAATCATTTGTACGATCAAACCTTACCCCCCGCTCAACCATAATAACCTCAAGAACTTCATGTATAAATAATATTGGAATCTCTTTCGGCAACCTAGTCCCGATAGTTATTATGCAATCACGAATATTACCATTTCCACCTGCTGACTTAGGATTTTTTTTTATTTTATATTCGCGACCTGCGATAATTAGTTCTTTAGGTAATATCATTATTTAAGAATACAAACAATCTCTCCCTCATCGATAAGAGCATAAGTATCTTTACCTATTATAAATTGAGCGCATAAAAAATAATTACAGTCTGTGATAATTATAACGCCGGGCTTAAGCTTCTCACAGCAAGCGTCAGCCAAATCACATCCGGGACTTATACATATAACTTCACCGGCCCAGATTTCCTTTTTTTGATCTTCGGTCTTTGGGATATATACAGATCCTTTCTTTTCAATATCCGCATCAACTTTAATTAAGATTTTATGATTTGCTGGTACTATTTGATTTACGTTTGTTATTTCCCTCATTTATAGTCTCCTTTGGTTTCATCCATTCTTTTACTGTATCTTTTGAAATTCGAATCCCAGCGGAAATAGGATGTCCTTCGAGATATCCATTAATATAATCAGACCCTATCTTTGAAATATTTATGTTTACTTTATTTCCGGGAATGATTATTACATTAGTTCCGAGTTTAAGATCCTTGATATCCATAATTATATTATATGACTCTTCTTTTTAAATTGCAAGGAATGTTTTATATTAATAATTTCTTTTAGTATTAGCCTTGACAGTTTTGCTTACTTTTCTTTTTCATTCCTTTACTCCTTTAGTATTTTTCTTAACCATACGCACAATTGTTTTAAGAGCTTTATTATATAAATATTTCACGGTGCTTAATTCCTTCTTTACTTTTTTGATTTTATTATTAAGATCGTTTATCTCTAATACTTTTAGAATATACTTCTTATTCTCTTCTTTAAGAAGAGTGTTAGCTGATTCTAATTCCCGGTTGTTATCCATGGCTGAATTATAGAGCCCGTAAGTTCTCTCAACTTCTTGTGAATTTTCAAGGTGCTTCTTTTTAGAATCAAAATTTTGCTCTTCTATCTCGCGGCATAAATCAAATACAAGTATCCGCGCTTTAACAAGCTTCTCTATTTTCTTTGGTTTCATTAATACCTCTTTGCATCATATATTTTTTTTCGCGCTCTTTTAAGTCTTTCCTATATATTACGAGTCTTTTATTATGCTCTATCATATTTACCCATACTTTCTCTATATTAATATAGACCGCAAATAAAAATAATTGCTTGATTTCACATAGGATTGAAAAATTAAAACTGCATCTATATATATTTCCAGAAACCGATAGTTCTCCGTTCCCATTTTCAATACTAATATGCTGATCTAGATCCTTAGATTTCATTAGATCTAATCTAAATATAAAAAATTTTAAAGACATTGTAACCTATCTTTATTCCATTGCGCTCTAATTCTTTTCTTTTGATTATTTTGATTCTTAGCTAACCTTTTATCGTAATCTGATTTATAAAGCATTGAATTTTGTTTAGATAGACTCATGCCAGTTTTAGTGAAATCTATCTTTGTTGGAACCTCTTTTTCTTTAACTATTACAATATTAACCAGCTGTTTCTTGTTACGAAAGATATTCTTTATTTTGCTAAACATCCCTATCTTAGTTCCCGAATTCATTATGCCTCCGTGTAAAATATTGATATTGAAAGGGATTGTGTACTTTCACTTTGACATATAAATTTAATATCAGTTTTGAGATTATCAGGTCGAGCATAAAACCACTCGTTTATTTCCTCTTCTAAATCTGGCACATTTGTACCGCAGAATATTTTAACATTCATTTAGATCCCCCACGTTTTTTATTAATATTAGTTTATTATCTTGAATTATAAATCCGTCTTCGTGCGCAGCATCTATTAATTGCTGATCACGTTTCTTTTTAAATCTTTTAACAATTTGTTTTGTTTTTTTGATTATATCTTTGCTAAATTTATCTTTCATATTCCCTCTTACTTATTATAACTTATTTCTTACGCCATTCAGTCTTAAGAACACCTTTTAGAGACTTCCATATTAATTGCCCGAGTCCACTTGATTTAATTGTAGCCATCTTTATCACCCTTTTTTATTTTTAATCCTTTATCTGCTGCGTCAAGGAAATCCGCTAACTCTCTTAATATATTTGAGTTAATTAGATTATTCCCTATCGTTATCGGGATGAAACAATACCGTTGATTAGAACGACAATAATAGATACTTCCGATACCGGCTTGTCTCCACTTATATTTTACTATCCAACGCTTTGTTATTTCACTGGTTGTTGTCTCTTTAATTATAATAGATTTAAAAGTCTTAGGTTTTATTCTACGTCCAATTAATCCATATTTTATTACACACGCATGTTCCCTTAAACGTTTGCCTTTTTTAACGCGCTTTAATGTTCCGTTTATACCAGTCGGATATAGTGCACAGGTATTTAGACTTGTTAGATAGAAACAATTATTTTTACAGTACTTCCCGGTGAATTTAGGTATTGGCATTATCCCGCCTTTGATCACAATCTTCACATTCTTTTAGATTTATATTTCTACCTTTATGGCCGCAATAAACTGCCATTGTTTTCCCGGTCCTAACATCGAATTTAATAGACATACAATAACACCCGGGATTCTTTATACTTATTGCGGGTGGAATCTTATTTAACCTTGTTTCGATTTCTTTATCATAAATATTTTTCTCATCGACTAAATCGGAAATAATATCTGATAACTCATAAACACGTTCCCGGAGTCCTTTGATGCTTAATCCTTTGGCTACAGTTTTCTTAATTAACTCTTCAATTTGCTCGTCTTTCATTAAGCCCTCTTCTTTAGATAACGTATCAAACACATTATACCACAAAAGTCTATTCGTTCTGATGGAACATAAAGCTCATTCTTTTGAATCTTCTGAACATGAAGACATACTTTATTTATCTTTATTAACCGGGCGCCTGTATTTGAATCGGAAGAGATTGTTATCCAACCTTCTTTTCTACGGTAATCACTTGTTGACTTATTACAGTTTATACATTCAACTGATCGCTTTCTTAATAGATGGAAGTTCTCTTCTTGAGTTGTTAATTCCTTTTGAGAATAACCGCGGAGCTTTCCACCTTTAATCATTTCTTACGAACCTCTTTTAGTTCTTTAAAATATTCGGTAGCTATACTTAAATACCACTCTTTAAATTTGAGACTACAATTTATACCTTCTTCGGAACATTTATTATAAAATGGGCATGTTGAACATAACCCATTAATCTGAACCTGTGCTCTACCGGCACAAGCAAGATCAATAACGTTATCTTTTATTTTAAGTTCTTTCTTAAGCTTGGCAATTTCTTTCTTTCCTCTTGAAATTTCTATTTTAGCTTGAATCCATTTCTCTTTATTATTCATTTTATCCCCCACGGTATATATAATAGAAGTTTTCTCTTGAGACTGATAACCGAAAGAATATCTGGAATTAATGATCCAAGCTCTTAATGGTAATTTACTTAAGGCTTTTTTAAGTGCTTTTTTTCGTTGTCGTTTATTCATTACCGAAACCATTATAATTTAATCTATCATTTTTAAACTCTGGGATATTTCGCCATTTACTATATTCATTATTTGTTAATTTATTACACAAATGAATAATGATTTTTTTACAATATCCTTTATTTTGTTTATTTATATCGTTTTTTATTATATCTTGGAAAACTTTTTTGTCGAACTTATTATAATTAATAATGCAATAGCGGTGCCGATATTTAAAATGAACATTATTATACCAGCTATAAGTAATAAGATATTTCTTTCTTTGTCTCTTATTCATGATTTCCTCGCACTTTATTTTTAAATCTTTAATATCATATTTAAGATTAAGGGTTCTTACTCGTATTTTAAATAAATCCAATTCATTATTTGAAAGATGAACACACTCACGGTAATCGATATGTCCAGTAACCGTTAGTTTATTAATTAAATCTGTGACATTATCATACTCTTTCATTCTTAAGGTAAACTCATTAAGATTATCAAATATATTTATAAGATCAATTAATAAGTCCCATTTGAAAGTCTTAGAAGGTTCCTTTTGAAGAAGCTTATTTAATTCACATGATATATCTATATATGTTTTATTATTTTGAAATTGAATTATCTTCTTTATTTCATTCATTGGTTGTCTCTTCCCATTCTGATTTAGTTAAACGCATAATCGAAGTAATAACAACAGTCTCACACACACCTTTATTTTTTTTATTGATATCTTCTTTAATCCCGGAGATAAACTTTTTAGTATTAAACTTATCTGTATTTATTGTTAAAAAATTAGAATTGATTGACTTGTTTTTGTTATCTTGCCAGATATAGCAGATAAAATAATAACGTCGTTTGTTTTTTGGATAAAAGATTTGATACTCAATAAGAAACTCTGTAAGTGCATAAGCTATTGCTATTGCTAATAATATTAAGAATGAATCTCCCATGTTTACTCTCCCTCTACGTCTATAACTTTCTGTCCTTTTATTGGTAGGCCACGTTGTTGTCTTGCTTCAACCAGTATATTATAAACTGTTGTTCGTGTCAAGAGTGTATCGTCTTTACCGAGGAAGTCTCCACACATACGCCCAAGGACTTCTACTGATTTTATCCGGTCCCGTGGTTCTAAACTAATATCTTGCGCCATATCTGATAAGAACTGCATCCTACCGTTACGTGTCATTATTTTTTTAACTTCAGACGTTGCTCTAGCTTTTAATAATCTATTTGTTATTTCTTTAACCGCGGTTTGCCGGGATCTTATTAATTTAATTACTGCTGGTTTCTTCAGAAGACGACAACCTCTAGCAGCAGCATCGGTTTTTTTATAACCAGCTTTTATTGCTGCCTTCTTAGCGTCTCCGTCGTAGAATTGAGCAAAAAGCGTTTGCTTTCCATTTAATTTCCGAGATTGGCTTTTTTTAGTAACTATTGGTTTTTTTATTTTCTTTTTTTTCACTATATATAATTTAGCTGATTTCTTTACTAATAGCAAGCCCTTGTTAATAATAATAACTGCCTCTCTTAGTTTAAAAGTGGCTATTTAGTTTATCTTATAGTTATTATATACAAGGTGGAATAGTTTATATATGTGGAAAAAGCGCCGGACGCGCTATTACTTATTTTAAGGTTGCCTCTCACCTATAATCTAAAAGTGGCCAAAAGAATATAGGATTTTGTACTCTATAAAAAGAATCCGTTTTTTTAAAGAAAGGATATCAAAACTTTTTAATTCTTCCCTCGTTCCAGTAGTTGAAAAGAAAACCCCGTCAGAAGCTTAGAGGAAACTGACGGGGCTACAAAAATTATATTGTCTCTAAGCTTGAAAATACTATACTGTATTTTTGTGGTTTTGTCAAACCACTAAACAACACAACGTAACAACGTTATACACAGAGGTCATCATACGCAATTTTATAACAGTCGAACAACGCTAACCACTCCCCTTTGTGATACTTTAACAGAAGGGAAGTAATGTTTTATAAACAACACTTTTATAAACAACGAGGTAAATCAATAACCTATTACCTTTGCCTTCGGCGGCAGGCGCCACAACGTTGTGTAATACTTCACAACATAGTGATTCCTTCGGAATTTCGCTTTAATATATTATTTTCACTCTATTATGTCCCAGAATTATTTTATTTCTTTAGTCTCTAAACAATCCTCAAATCACTGTCTTATCACCTTCGGGATGACAGACATTTTCCGGTTGTTAACGTTCAATTGGCATAGATAAGTAATAATATACCGCGCTACTACGCGCTAAAGGAGTTGTCTTGAACCGGCAGTCCCCGCCGGAACTACCACATCCCCCGGGAATAAAAGACAAAGAATTTTAGAATAACTTAGGGCTTGACATGTCAAGGGTTATAATAATATAGGTATTAGATAATCTTATAATGAGAGTATAAGTAAATCTTATAATGCGACTATTAGAATTATTAATAGTGAAACCCCTTGACAAAATGCAAATTGTATGGTATACTATTGTTGATGAGAGAAAGGCGGTTTTTTTATTTGGAAGCATGAAGCCCCCTAATAACCGCCTCTCTCATCAAGGAGCGTTTAGGGGGCTTCTAAATTTTAAAGGGAAAGGAAAGGAGAGTAAATAAAATGGAAACTAAAGACACATTCGTAGAATTAATAGGAAACATGACCATATTAGAGCAAGGAAACCTAACAGAGGTAGCCCTTGACGGAGACGAAACCGAAGAACTTAGCAAATTAGTTTTAATCGTATTAGATGTAATGAACGGAAATATAACAGAAATTGAAGCAATGAAGAAATATAAAAAAGTAAAAAGCGGAATATTAAGTAAAGAGATATACAACAGTGTTTTAGTTTATTTAGTTTAACCGAGGATTAACAGAGAAGAGAGGGCGGAGAGTTGGAAATATATAAATTCGCTACCAAATTAAACTAAAAACCGAACTTAAAAGGAAAGGGAGAAAAAGATTATGAAAAATAGAATATTAATTTACAGGGATAACGGAAATATTTTTCTAGGCGAGCAAGAAAAACAAAATATTAATTATTATAAAACACTAAGACGATATACATATAAAGAAAAATATATATATAAAGGGTGGAAAAGAACACAACAAGGAACAATTAGCGTTTTAGTTTTTAGTCATGAAAAATGGGATTATCTTGAATTACTTAGAAGAAAAAGAAATGGATTTCTAGGGATTAGAAAATATTAAAAATAAAGAGAGAAAAGATTATGACAGATATTCAAAGAATGACAGAGATAGAGGAAGAATTTAAAAAAGCAGGTTTTGAGTTAAGCACAGAATACGGAGAGGCAATACTTTTAAAAGATGATGATGAAATAGACCCTCACACCTTAGAAAAATCAAACCTTGGTTTATTTGTTTTGGGTACGGAATACGAAAAAATAGCAGAAGACTTATAAAAAATTAAAGGAAAGAGGTATAAATATTATGAGACAATGTGAAAGGAAAGACCTAAAAAAATATCAAGTTATAGATTTACAAAATTGTAACTTTATGGATGATACGGAAGATGAACCAATGTCCGCTAATTCTTTGAGGTCAAGGTTTTGGTGTTTGGATGACTGTAGGACTAAGCACTATAAAGAATTTACTTTGGCATATATTTGCGACGCTTGGGAAGTTAGATTTGAATCGAAAGAAGACAAAGAATATGAAGCGGGGTTTAATTGTGGTCATGCTTGCGCAGTAATGGATAAACCAAAAGAAATAAACTCATACTCGGAACATTTTAAACGTGGGTATAAAAAGGCTTGGAAAACGCAAATAAAACAAATAGTTCAATAATGTAACAAAGGCGCGCTGGTGGTTTACTTTCCTTGCCACCGGTAAGCGCTAAATTAAAAAAGGAAAGAATAAAATTAAAGGAAAGGGAGAAAAGATTATGAAAGAATATATAATATTTAATATAGATGGCGGATATACTGAAAATGGCAAAGGTGATGAAGTAGAAAATTGCCAAGTATTAGGAACCGTCAAAGCCAGAACACCCAAAGCCGGATGGAATAAGTTAAACAAAGAATTAAAACTAACAGCGCAAGGCTTCGCTAGTATTGAGGTGCGAGAGGTAATAGGTAAACCAGAATACTTTTAAAAATAAAAAGGAAAGGAAAAAAAGATTATGACAGATATTCAAAGAATGACAGAGATAGAGGAAGAATTTAAAAAAGCAGGTTTTGAGTTAAGCATAGAATACGGAGAGGCAATACTTTTAAAAGATGATGATGAAATAGACCCTCACACCTTAGAAAAATCAAACCTTGGTTTATTTGTTTTGGGTACGGAATACGAAAAAATAGCAGAAGACTTATAAAAAATTAAAGGAAAGAGGTATAAATATTATGAAAACTGAAATCATAGGCTCTAAAAGCTGGGCGGGATTTGGAAGTAGATTTGCAATATGCAAAACTTGCGGCAAGCGAAAAGTTCTGGACGCAACAACTGAGCAATGCGAAGATTGTTATAAAAAAGAAATAAAAAAGAAATAAGCAAAAACTAAAAAGGAAAGGAGCAAATAAAATGAAAAACTTAAAAAAACTGAGAGCGGAAGGAAAAAGGTGGGACGAATGTGAGGAAATTTTGGGGGCGCAGGCCCAAGGAATTTCACTTAAAACCCAAAAAGAACGGGGAAAAATCGCGCGGTTGAAAGCCGGAGAAGCACAGCGCCTGGAAGAAGTCGGAGAAAGCACGCTATATGAGGAGGTAGAAATATCCTAGCAGAGTCAAGGCCGCTTAATTTCTAAGTGGCCTTAATGCACCGGCGCCTTATGACAAGTTAAGGGCTAAGCAAAAACTAAAAAGGAAAGAGGTTATATATTATGAACTATTACGAAAAACCCTGTAGAGCATTAATCAAATTGAAATCAGGCAAAACCAGAAGTATTAAATCTGATTATCAAAAACAAGGCCATAAATATAAATCGGGAGCCGTTTTAATAGGCTTATGGTCTGAAAGCACAGGCAAAAACTTAATTTAAGTATGAGCAAAAAACTAAAAAGGAAAGGTGTTAATATTATGAAAATCAATGACAGAGTAAAAGTATCAAGTGAAAACGATAATGAGGGTTATAACTCATTCAGGGATAAAGTACTGATTATAACCCATGCCGCAAGCAATAAAGATGAGCACCCGGGATATGATGACGGCATGGCCCCCGAAAAATTATATGATTTGAAAGAAGAAAAAAGCGGCAAGGATGTCAATTGCTCATTGTATGATTATGAATTGACAGAAGTATAAAACAAAAGTGCGCCGGTGGTTGCCTTTCCTTGCCGCCGGTTGCGCTCTAAAGTTAAAAGGAAAGAAGGAAAGTTAATTATATGGTACTATCAAATAAAAATGAAATAATGCAGCAAGCAAAAAGCGCGCTAAAAAATGCGCCGGGGAAAGAATTGACTACCCAAGACATGGCGCGCATTAAAAGACATGGCGGAAATAAAGAAGACGGCGGCGCGGAACCTATAGTTTTCAAATTAAAGCCATTAGGGGCCATAAGAGTTAAAAACAATAAAGGATGTTTACAAATTTTTATAATGAAGCTGAAAAAATGTCCGGCCAAAGTTAATTGCATGGATGCAAAAAAATATCCGCGCATGGCCATAAATGCGGCCCGCGTAAGGGCCATAAAAGAAATGACATCATTGGGCATTGATATAAATATTGGAGATTGGGATTCATTGGGTGATGCCGGGGATGTGGTAGACGTATATGCCAAAGTTATTAAAACACGCAAGGCTTTAAAGTTGACTGGGTACACGGTAAAAAAGGCCACAGATAGAGCCGGATGGGCGCTTTACAACCCTGAAGGCATGGAAATGAAAACCAGCGCAGATGCGCCGGCGGCCATTGTTGAAGTAGGGCAAAACTATTGTAGTGCCTTAAATACATGGGACGCGATTAAAGACATAAAATAGTAACAGTAAAGCGCGTCGGTGGTTGCCTTTCCTTGCCGCCGGTATGCGCTAAATTAAAAAAGGAATTAAAGAATGATTATGGAATGTGAAAAATGCTTTTTTAATTCAAATAATGATAAAGAATATATTTATGCGGATTGTTGTTTGTCAAAAAGTTTTATAATCCCAATTCCACTGGAAAAAGATATGTTTGGAAAATTCATACCACATAAAGATTGCCCTAAAAAGGGAAAGAGGATATATGAGAACATCGAAAAATGAAATAAAAGACGGTATTGTTAAAAACGGTTTTGATTATAGTTTGCAAGTTTGGGTTTTAGATTATAAAATTCAGCCGTCTAAAACAGCGGGGGTTCTGGCGGGCAAAGATATAAGAGATTGTAAAATATCAAAAGCAGATATAAACTCAAAACCATGGAATCTTAAAACTACCTGCCTTCAATGTGATAGACATGGACTTAAAGAAGGCGAAAGAATGATATTAGAGGGTATCGAGGGAGAGCTCTCAAGTTATATAGCGCACTGTAACCGTCAAGAATGTCGGGATAAGTACGCTCGATATTTACATAAATTTCATAATGATATATGGAATGAGATAAGACTAAAAATTTGATATGTGACTTCGCGCCGGTGTTCCTCATAATCTCATCGGCGCGGGGTTAAAGTTCTGGCGGACAATTTAAAAAATAAAATGAGAGGGATATTATGACACTTAAACAGAAAGAAAGAATTATAGCAGCGAAACTCCAAACGAAAGTATTAAGGGTGGGAATTAAAAAAGCAGAAATTGAATGTCTTAACCTTGAGATTAAAGTTTTAAAATCTCGTATAGGTTTGAGAAAGGTTGACAAAAAATAAATATTTTGCTTTGATTGAGTTCTGGGTATGGGAGAGCAGATTTTTTATTTAGCTTCCTGTAATCTCATGCCTAACATCTACAGTTCTGGGATTTTTAATGAAATTAGATAAATCGAAATATAAAAGAAAGAAAACTTTTTTAATGAATTGGACTATGATTTTTTTAGTATCGGTATTTTTTAGTTTACTTTTAGTTTTTTGGAGGTAGTATGCGAACAGGCTTAAAAGAGTTTAAGAAATGGTTCCCGGAAATGGAATCAAGAGTTTCACAAACAAATTATTACGTTTTATTGAATCAGATTAATAAATTTTTGGCTTTGGAAAAAAACGGCGCTTTAGATAATGCTGCTGCGAAACTTCCAGAATTTATAAATTATGAAACATGGAGAGGCTTTTTGGATATGAGAAAGAAAACAAAAAAACCAATAACACCACATGCGCAAGATTTAATGCTCCGCCGCTTGGTTTTAATGAATAGTTCTGGGCAGGACGTGGATGAATGTATTAATAAATCAATAATAAACTCTTGGTCCGACATATACCCGGATAAAACCGTTATCCCGAAAAACTCCCGTATTAAGGACTGGAGCGACTGCAAGAGTGATATTGATAGGATAGCGCGCTTTTGGATAAGAACGTACTATCCAGCCCGCTTTGTGAACTACACGGAGGCTGAGTATATTATCTTAATAAATGAAAATAAAGACTATATTGAGAAGATTTTAGCTCATACACGGGGGGACTTTAAATTAGCTATAAACGCTATTATAGTTACCGGGAGATCGTTTACAAATAGCGTGCCTTATTGGACATTAAGAGCAGTTTCAAAGTCCTGCCCAGATTTTATTAATAAGATATTGGAAAAGGGGAAATAATGTTTGGAATATTAGAAGAAATTTTTATGTTTAGAAACCCACTACCTGTAATCAGGAATCCACTTAACACGAAATATTTAATAAATTATTTTTTTAGAGCTATGCCGGAAATGTTTCAAGGTACAATGGAAAAGCACTTAATAGGGAATCATGCGGCAGATTATACCTTTTGCTCCACTATTAGAGATTTAATAGAGAATTCCGGAAAGATACAGGAATTAGAATCTGAACTTAAAGATAAAGAAGGAGAAATAAGTTACAGTTATGAAGAAGGATTTGATGATGGATATTCGCGCAGAAAGCATGAAAAAGAAGTAGAAGCGACAAAAATAGAAAGCATAGATTTAAGCCATATGACAGATTGGAATAAAAAATAGAGAGGTTATTATGCCAGTGAATAAAAATATAGATATAACTTTAGCTTTCGGTCAAGAGAAACCATTCCGGCCTTGTTGGTTTGGTCATGCGTATTTAGAAGATATTTATGAGAAAATAAAAGGTGAATTTATTGAAATAGGTTCATTCCCGGTATGCCATAGGCGCTATTTACCTTTAATACCAGATGATATTGAGTCCTCATCATTAAAAGCATGGGATTACAGCCTTCCTGCTTGTGCTAAGTGTCAATATGAATTTACTGATAAATGGCCTAAAACTATTACATTGGAAAAGAATTGGAGACACTGGGGTAGGACCGGACAAAGTATTCCTATAACAAATTTAACAAAGGCCCAGATTTTAGCAGTAATAAAGAAATATATTGAAAGTGATTCGCGGGGATCTCTTTATATAGTTACGGGAGAAATCAAATGAAAAATAAAACTGGACTTAGAGAAGCATTAGAAGTTATTTTGGATGCAGTTGATTATAAAGAAGGTAATTGTTTGCCAACTCAAATGGTGGGTGGAGTTTTACCATCTCAATTGATAGATAACGCAAGAAAAACACTTGCCGAAGAAAAGGCAGAACTATCACTTGCTGAATTGGCGGATAAGAAAGGTATGTTTGTTGATATTTCAAGAGAAAAAACAGGGTGGGATATCGAAATTGTAGATAAACGAACGGGAGCATTATTTGAGTCAATTACTGGCAAAACCTATGCCGAGTGCGAAGAAAAGGCAATTAAATATTTGGAGGGTTTGAAATGAAAGTTATAATTTTTATGATTATAGATGGTAGATGGACTCCTGTGATTGTCCAAGATATAGATAGCACTTTAGGTTCACCAGATTTAAGGAGGATTAAATGAACGAGAAAGAATTAAACTCAAATGGTAATACCGTACTAACTAAAGATGCTAAAATGTTTAAGAAGTTAGAAAAAGAAAATGCCAAGCTAAAGGCAGAACTTGAAAGTGAGAAAAGATTAACAAAGCAAATAGACAAACATCTTTTTGATAAGGAAAAAGAACTACTTGCAGAAGAAAAAGCAGAACTATCACTTGCGGAATTGGCAAGGATAAAAATGTGGAATTATAAAGTAATCATACCACAAAGGGATTGCGATATGTGGATTATCCGCTTATTTAAAATAGGTTCTGATAGATATAAAGATGTTTTAAGCGAAACATACGCAGATGCCTCACAAAAGTGCTTTGAACATTTAAGGAGGATTAAATGAACGATAGAGATATCGAATTAAATTTACATAAATTAGTAAAAAGAAAAACGATAGGCAAGGTTGTATTAACTAAAGACTTAAAAAAGTTCGAGCAATTAGAAAAAGAAAATGCCAATCTAAACCGAGAAAATGATAGATTAAATGATGAATTGGAAAACTTAAAAGAAGCCTATGGTGGAGAAAATGCCAAGCTAAAGGCAGAACTTGAAAGTGAGAAAAGATTAACAAAGCAAATAGACAAACATCTTTTTGATAAGGAAAAAGAACTACGAGAGGCTAAAGCAGAGGCATTGATTTTGGATAAGGCATTTTCTAAGGCTTGTATTGATATTGATATTAACGAAATATCTAAAGGGAAAATAATTACGAATTGCATTGAAAGTTTAAATACTATTAAAGAACACTACCTAAAAGAGGCTTCTAAATGATAATAGAAACTCTTGATATATGGATAATAGTCTCTAAGGGTTTAGCTTGTGTTATAGGGATATGTAGTGTATTATTAGCTTATGACTGGATATTTGAAGACTGATGATTAATAAATGGTATGAGATTAGTTGTGATTATTGTGGGCTGGCCGACCATTTCCGGGTTTCTATTAAAAATGCTAACACCCAATATATTGCAACAGGCGGAATTATTAAAGGAAATAAATATTTTTGTGATAAAACTTGTTATAATAGGTATTTATATAAATTAAAGGAAAAAATGAAATTAAAAGTAAACCTTAAGCCTTTATCAGTTAATGCAGCTTACACTGGTAGACATCATAGGACAGCGGCCTGTAAACAATATGAGCACAAGTTGTTTTATATGCTGGGAAAACCGAAATTATTGGACTATGAGTTTTATGGAGTAACTTATAATTTTTACCTTGTTAATTTTTCCCGGAAAGACGGGGATAATTGTATTAAGGTTTTACAAGATATGATTATAAAGAAAGGTTTTATCAGGGATGATCGTTATATTGTTGAATGGCATGTTTTTAAATGGCCTGCTTTAGCGGACAGAATCGAAATCGAAATAAAAGAGGTAAAATTATGAAAATAGAAATTGAAGTATCTGAAAAAAATGAGTATACCGCAGAACCTTGGTGGACTATTATAGACCCACGACAAAATTTTATAACTACTAAGGATGATGGGATTTATAATATTGCAGGAATGATAACAGGTCCTTTTTTTAGCAGAAAAGCGGCTCAAGCCTTTTTAACCGCAACAAGATATAACTTCTCTAAAAATGCGAAAGTATTTTGCCATAGCGGATGTTATACACTAGAATATAAAAATGCTTATAGAAAAGCCTATGCTAAGTTAGAAGAAAAAGGAAGCCCTGAATTATTGAAATAAATTAGTAGGTAGGCCCGGTCCCGGGTTCCCCCCAAACCGCCGGGCCGCCTAAACAAGAGGGCTTATGAGCGTACGCGGAAATTTAGAAAAGCGCTTAGACGCGCAAGTTTCTATCTGTGTTAAGAGATTAACCTTTAGTAAATACGCCGGGTGTGCTTTCTGCGGCGCGGATATTACGGATTGCTTTCACTTTGCCGGAAGAGCTAAGCGCGGAACTCGCTGGAATTTAGCTTTTTTAGTAGGTTCGTGTAACCCGTGTAATACAGCCTTTGAAGAAGATAAAAAACCCTTTATAGCATGGTTTATTAAAGAGCACGGCCAAGCGCTTTATGATGAATTAGTTTTGCTTTCGAATACACCAGCGCAGTATACTTTATATGATCTCCGGGATATGATTAAGGCTTTTACAGCTTTAAATAAAGAAGAACCAAAAGGTATTATTACTTACGGAAAGAAATATAAAAGGAACAGAAATAAATAAGAATATATAATAACCAATTTTCCCACTTGGGAAATATGGTCATGTGATAATATGTATCAATATGTGTTAAATTGATATATCAAAAGCAAAGGCCGCCATTTCTGACGGCCCCGTTAAGATAACTATCTTATTGCATTGAATACAAATATTGTACTATTTTTGATTTATGCCTTCAACTCCACGGGCTTCTCTATTTATTTTGCGTTCTTTTAGAGAATTTATTGCGGATGCCAAATGATTTAATGCTTTCTCATTTTCATCACATGGGAATTTATCATTAAGCCCTGTTATGATTATTGCGGCGGCCTCAATAATCGTATCAACTTGACAGCCATTTACGCCATTTTCTTTAATTGGCCCGTTCTGAATCTTGAATGAAATACAATTTATCTTGTCAGTTATGTTTATTGGAAACTCATTCCTCATTTTGTCAAAATCAGGCCAACTCATACCTTGGGGTTTATCTCTAACAACTTTGAATCCACCAATTTCTTTTACATCTTTTATTGTTTCTAATGCCATATAATTTTCTCCTT